CGACATCGAGAAACTCATCTCTAACTACAGCAGGATGGGATGGGACGGGGTGAAGATGTGCATAGAGGACAACGTTCTGACCCCCGGACTGAAGCGTCGCGCCATGTCGTTCGCGGCCGAGTTCAGGAAAAAGCAGGCGAAAGATCCAGCGTCGTATCCGACACACTGGCTGATCAGAAACATTCTGATGAAAGAGTTCAACATCATGGCGGTTAACCCGATGGGACCGAAAACGAAGGCGTACACGATCGCGCAGCAGGAAGAAGCTGTGCTGGCAAACCTCGACGCCTATGACAGCATCGACGATTCACGATGAGGATCAGGAAGAAAATGATGGAAGAGATCACGTGGGTCAACGGAAGCGATCTTTCGGCTGGCCCTTGGCGCGCAACATATCTCTTGAAGCCCGACCTCGAGGTGCTCGCAAGGTCAATGGCTGATTACGGATGGCTTCAGCCGATTCTGGTTCAGAGGGGGACGAACAGAATCATCGACGGTCACCTTCGGTGGGAGATTGCCGGGTCGTCGAAGTCGGTAAAGAAGGTTGTCGGCTCAGAAGTCCCCGTGATATATCAGGACTGCTCTGACCTTGACGCGGCATTCATGCACGTCAGGATGAACCGAGCCAAAGGGGTGAGCCTCCCAAAGCAGGTTTCGCGAACCGTTCGAGACATCATTATTTCGAAAAAATTGGACCAGCAGACGGTCAAGAAAAAACTTGCAATGACCAATGACGAGCTGGAAGTTATGGTCGACGGAACACTTCTCAGACATAGAAATATAAAAGATCATAAGTATTCGCAAGCATGGGTTCCCGTTGAAGCGCCAGCGTCTGAAGATGTTTCACTATCAATAGAACGTCCACCGAACCTAGACCGATAATCGCCGATGGTATGATTGGTTGGTTACGGAGGACCGATGCCCAGCCCAATTTTCCCACCCGACACCCCGCGTGAAGAGACCGTTGCGCGCCCAGCTTGGTGGCGTCGCGCTGTCGCGACCCTGCTCCGCGGGATCGGAAGCAGGACGGTTGGCAGCGAACGCAACCCGAGAGGCGCGGTCCGAGACCTTCTCCCGCGCGCTCTTGGTGGCGGCGGACGAGGCGGGGACCAAATCCCTGCGCGCTGAACCAGTTTGGTAAAGTTCTCCCCGAACTCGGAGAACTAAATGCCTCGTAAACTGAAAATTGGTTTTGCCTCCACGGACTGGTCGCGCTCACTTCAAGATTCGTACGGGCCTGTGCCCGGTGGCGCTAACTACGTGCGCCTTCAGCAGATGCGCCCACATCTTCGGCACGCCTCCGTTACTGGGCTACTCCTGCATCATCCGCAAAAAGGGTTCGGTGTTCTGGACTGGGGAGAGCGACCCCACTACGACCTCGACATCATTGTTCTGCAACGTGGAATGTTCCGCGATCTCGTTGGAAAAATGGCTGACCGAACAGGTGGCCCGCCGATCATCAACGATATCGACGACTGGTACTGGGGTCTGCATGAAGACAACCACGCTTACAAGCTGACCCACCCTGACCATAACGACGACGAAAACATCGACAATTACCGGCACATCATTCAAATGTCAGATGCAGTGACGGTGTCTACGCCGTTTCTTGAAGACAAAATGCGTGACGAATTTGGGATCAAAAACGTCTACAAGATCGACAACTGTGTTGATGTCGACTCGTTCCGTAAGCGTCATCCCCGACCGAAGAAAACCATTGTCGGGTGGGTCGGGTCAACGAGCCACAGGTCGGGCGACCTCGAAACGGTAGCGTCATTCATCAACAATCAGAAGTGGCGACTTCACCACTCTGGACACATCGACGGTGCCGCGTGGTTTGCCGACAAGGTTGGTGCGCCACGAGAAAAAGTCACTAAAACACCGATGTATCCGCCGCGCCAATACTGTCAGCTTTCTTTTCAGTTCGACATCGGTATTGCCCCACTCAACGACATCCCGTTCAACCATGCGAAATCGTGGATCAAAGCCATCGAGTACGCCGCCGCGGGTGTTCCGTTCGTCGCAACTGACATCAGCGAGTACCGTCGCCTTTATGACGAATACGGGATTGGTCGGCTGGCGACTACCGACGAGGAATGGGTAGCACACATCACTGAGCTGCTCGATCCGAATGTCAGGTCGCGGGAGTCAAAGAGGCAGCGTGAGATCGTCAAGGAGAATCTCGACGTTCACAATATGGCGAAACGTTGGGAAGAAGTTTTCGACGATTTGATGTAGGTGGCTGTCGAGCGCCGACAAATAAACTAAAATTGGTCGCAGGTCCGTCGATTTCTCCTGCGAGGTAACCATGCTTGTAACGCAGACCGAACTTGAGCGTTACATGGACATCAAGTTCAACAACCGCCAGTCCCACGCAGCCGGCTACGTCCTTGAGGGTCTTCAAAGCGAACTCGAGTCATACATCAGGCGTCCGGTCGAGGTCGACACATACAGCGAGGTTCATAAGGTCGACTACCTCAATGTTGGCGTCCCCAACTCGTCATTCTTTTACGACTATTCGCTGGACACCACGGGAAACGTTCTGAGCTGGCTCCAGCCGCCGTACACGCTTTATCTTAAAAACTCTCCGGTTATCTCGGTCTCGACGTTGACTGCGACTGGCCCGCAGCCGGGTGCTGCCGCGCAATCGCTGACCGAAGGAACTGACTTCATCGTTCAGAAGTACGGAGTCGACGTGTACCGCACTTTCGCGAACGACACACTGAACATCACCTACACGGCCGGCATGGACGGAACAACCATTCCTTACTTCAAGCTCCTCATCCTGCGGGCCGCATCACGCGAAATGCAAAACATGCACGACGACGTGGTCGGTATTAAAGATTTGGAGACCCGCAACGTCGGCCCAGTCACTACCGGATTCACGCCCGAGGAAATTCAGTCGCTCCGGAAGTATCGACGAATCAGGATCTCCTAATGATCAAGGCCAGCGTAGATGTCGATGGCATCCCGAAGGTTCAGGCTCGCATGACCGCGATGCAGGCGCGGGGACTGACGTTCCAGCCGGTGTTCTCCCGCGCGCGAGATCAGCTTGAACGAGCCAACCGAGCCAACTTCGCATCCAGCGGTTTTCTCGTTGGCGGGTGGCAGCGCAGAAAGGACGCGTACTCGTGGCCATTGATGCGGAGGACGGGTCGCCTGTTCAACAGTTTGGCGAACCTGCGCGGCCCAGCCAACGTGATCACCCCCAAGTATGCACAGTTCGGCACCAATGTCGATTACGCGAAGTTCCACCAGTACGGCACAAGGGATATGCCGAAGCGCGCGATCCTCTTCAACCCGCGAAGGTTCGGTGAAGAGGTCGCATCAGATGCCGCCAGCTGGGTCGTGAGGGGTGACTTCTTGTGACGATGCAGGGCGCATACAACGCGAAAAACTTCGTCAACGATTATCTGCGGGAGGAAATCCCGACAAGAATTTTGTCGTACCGGAACGCGTGGAACCTTGACGACGAGAACTTGCCAGAGCCGGAGAAGTATTTGGTTTACGAGCCGGTTGCCATCGACCGCTGGCCGACGCTCATCACGGTCGCAGTTTCGATGAACGGCCTCACCCGTGCGGATCTGACGTCGACCATGGATCCGATGTATCACGTTGAGTACTCGATGCGAACATACATCTGGGTGAAGGACGACGATTCTGAGCAATGCACCGCTAAGCGCGACCGGTTGACGACTGTTGTGCGCTCGGCGATTTTGGATGATCCGTGCCTCAACCTGTATGCACAGCCGAACAACCTCGTCGCCTACATCGACGAAGCTCAGCTCCGCGAGGAATACTCTGACCTAACCCATCTAAAGGGCGAAAGAATGATGGCTGGCGCGTATTTGTCCTACAACCTTCGTGTAACCGAAGTTGTTTCTGTTGTCAATATTGCCGATTCAGCAGACCAAATTAACGCCGAAGTCAACCCGCTGGCGCCGCTTCTCAAAGATCTCTAAATGCCTTCCACTAGAAGTGGCATTTGATGAGACAGAATAGATACCGCGAGAGACCTTAGTTCCAAAGACGACGGAGCTTTTTAGGTATACTCGTATCAGTCACACGAGAACTCTCGCAAGAGCGCGGAGGGAATCCAAATGCCCGGTATCGTCGTAAACACTTCGGTTCGCTCAGGACCGTCCACCGTCAACCAGAACCCGACAGCAACGCTGTTCTTGGTTGGCCGTACGGAGCGTGGACCTGAAGGAACCGCCAAGCTGGTTGGCAGCCTTGCCGACTACGAGATCATCTATGGCGACTACATCGCCAGCGGTGCGGTCCACCAGCAGGTCCAGACCTTCTTCGAAGAGGGCGGAGCGCAGGTGTACGTCTCACGCGTCGTCGGCCCGAGCGCCACGTTCGGCGATCTTGACGTGACCGGCGGAACCGCTGGCACCGCGATGACCCTCACCGCCGTCGGTCAAGGCGCGTGGTCCTCGAACCTCGACGCCGAGGTCGTGACTCTCGGCTCCGGATTCAACGTCCGCTTCTACCTGAACGACGCTCTGGTCTACTCGACCGGCGAAGTTGCCAACACCGCTGCGGCCGTTCAGAAGATCAACTCTTCCTCAGTTGCCGCAAACTACGCCACCGCTGAGGATGGAGGCGACACGCTCGCCGTGTTCGTCAAGGCGGCCTTCAGCGCTGGTGACGCCGACGAAGGCAACATCACCGACGGTGATTACACCGGTGCTCTTCGCACCAACTTCACCGACGACCTCGGCCCGGGCGCTGTCGCAATTCCGCACGACGGAAGCTTCGCCGATGTCGGCCCGATCCACGAAGCCCTCATCGAGCACGCGGCGGGGAACAACCGGTTCGCTCTGCTCGCCGGCAACGAGGATGACACCACCACCGAGATCAAGGCTCATGGCTCGGCCGTCACTTCTGCTGACAATGCCGAGTACGGCGCCATGTTCTACCCGTGGGTCAAGATGGTCAACGAGTCCGGCACCACGATCAACATGTCGCCGGAAGGCTACGTCGCCGCGAAGCGGGCTCAGGCCCACAACAGCATCGGATCGTGGGCGGCTTACGCCGGCTCGGTCTCCGAGTCCAAGTTCATCACCGGCCTGTATACGCCGATCAACTCGGAAACCGGAGACGACCTCGACGACAACAAGATCAACGCCCTCCGCGTGATCAACGGTCGAGTCCGTGTCTACGGTGCTCGCACCCTTTCGTCTGACGAGGACAACTTCCGGTTCACCACCTCCCGCGAGATGCTGAACTACGTCGTTGACCGCGCGAAGACTGTCCTTGAGGACCTGATCTTCTCGCCGATCGACGGTCGTTCCTCGCTCTTCTCGAAGGTCGAGGCCCGTCTGGTCAACATGCTCGAGCCGATCCGCATCGCGGGTGGTCTCTACGAAGCGTTTGACTCCACCGGCCGCCGTATCGACTACGGCTACTCGGTGCAGGTCAACGACGCCATCAACCCGCTGACCCAGTTGGCCGGCGGTCTCGTGAAGGCGAAGGTCGGCATCCGCGTGTCGTCCACCAGCGACCAGATTCAGGTCGATGTCACCAAGTCCAACCTCACCGCATCGGTAGTCTGAGGGAGCTAAAAAATGAAACTTGCACAGAGGCAGATTGTTGCTTCCATCACCCCGTCTTCGACGGGAAACGTTGAGACTCCCCCCTCGGTGGGTAACGACGGCAACTTCCAGTACTTTGCTCAGGTGTCCGGTGGTGAGGTCACGGCTTCGGTCGAGAAGATCTACATCGGTGGCAAGCTGTTCCCTGAGGTGCTGTGCGCTCCTGCGGAGATCGGTGACATCACTCTTACCCGCCACTACGACCGCGACGTCGATGGTGACTTCCTGAAGGCTGCCCGGCAGCTGGTTGGTCGCGCCTACTACGACATCACTGTCGAGGAGTTCAACTGCGACATTAAGAACCCGCAGGGCACCCGGAAGTATCCGCTGTGTCTGCTGGTTGGTCTGACTGAGCCTGAGGGTGACGCGGCGTCTGGTGCGCCGGCGACTTACGCTCTCACGTTCAGCGTTCAGACCGTCGCCTGACGCTAAAACTCACTTTACTTTCAGTAAGAGGGGTGCCGCTGGCGCCCCTTTTGCTGTGTTAGGGTTCTCGCCATGAGCGATGAACTTTTCGAAGACACCACCAGCGCGCAGGAAGAAGCGCCTAAGTCGGCACCTAGGGTGAAAACTTCCAAGGATGCTCCTCCGAGTGTTCTGGATCAGCTGAAAGAAACGTTGTCACGCAAGGTGCAGCGTTCGGCGGTTTTTATTGAGGTTCCCGAGCGTCCGGGGATCAAAATCCAGATTTCGCCGAATATCACCCAGCACCAGATGCGTTCTTGGCGTAAGCAGTCCGGTGAGGACACCAAGAATGGCATGGATGCGACGCGGTTTGCCTGCACCGTTGTGGGTCAGACGACGATCGGTATTTTCGTCAATGATGAGCAGGCCGTCGATGATGACGGGACGCCTTTCACGTTTGGATCGGACGAGATCCTGAAGATGACTGGCACCACCCGGCCTATCCCGGACTGCGTTCAGGCGTTCTTCGGTCTGGACCCGCACATTGAGGCCGCGGCGTTGGCCATCCTTGATGCCGCAGGGTATGGGGACACGATTGATGTCGTGGACCCTACCTAGAAGTCCTAGACGACCTTCGGGAAGACCCTCGGGTTAAAACCGCTGCACGCCTAGGCGAATTGTGGGGAACAAACCCTTTAGCCTTGCTCAACTGCGACGATGATGAATGGCTGATATTAGTCGCCTGTGCTAAAGTTGTAGAGAAAGATCGCGAGGATCAGCAGCGCGAAGCTGAACGAAATCGCCCATAATTCCCTCTTTCAGCGCGGAGCCCGTAAATGGCCGACAATGAAAATGTCAACATTAATGTACGGGTAGACGCAGACCTTAGTGACCTTAATAAAACTCAGCGTCGCCTTGCGGCTTTTGCTGCTCAAGCCGAGGCCATCGATAAACGATTCGGGCGGCTGAATAACGCCTTCGAAAAGTTCAACGGGTACATGGGCAAAGCCCAGCAACTCACGGACAAGTTCGGGGGGAAGTTCGGAGATCTGACCGACAAGATAAAGAACTACAACAAAGCTCAGGATGACGCGAACAAGAAGGTTCGCTGGTGGGATCGCAACGTCGGTAAAGCAAACCGACGAATGGGGAAAATGGCCCGAACCCTGAAGGGCGTATTCAGAATGGCGATGAAGCTAGCCGCCGTCGAAACGCTCGGCTTGCTCGCCGCCCTATCGTCGGTCAACGCCATGCTCGCAATAGGTAGCGGCCTATCACGCGCATGGGCGTCATCCGTGAAAGCCCTCGGAGTTGTTGCCGCTAACGCAGCGGCCAGCATCGCAGCAGCGATCGCTTTGTTCACGCAAGCTCAACGCCAGTTCCAAGCCGCGTCAGCGTCCGGTAGTTACGGTGGAAGTTTTGCTGCGTCCAGCCGCGCGCTGCGATCAATGCGAAGCGACGCCAACCTTGCGATGTTCGGCGTCGAAGCTTTGAGCGGCGCATTCGCTTCCGCGTCACGGAACGCCAAGGTGACCGGCGCGACAGTTACCTCCATCAGGGGCCTCGCTGACTTTGCCGTGATGTCAGGTGACATGGAGAAAGGTCTCGCGGCAACCGCCCAGATCGTCAGCCTGCTCCAAAGCGGAAAAAACGCGCAGGGCGAACAGGTTCTCGCAGCAGCAAAAGACATCGGCCCAGAATTCGAAAAGGCGTACAAGGAAGTACTGAAGAGTGGTAAAACCACTAATGCCGAGCTGCTGAAGATGTTCGCTAGCGGCGATCTGGCTGAAGCTGCCGGTGTTGCTGGAACCGCACAAAACGTTCGCGGCACACTGATGGGCCAAATCAAATCGTTCATCACCGAGTTCCAGAACACGTTCGCCGACTTCGGTCAGGCATTCATCACTCCGGTGCAGGAGACGTTCGATCGACTTCAAGTAATTTTCCGGAGAACCCTGCTGGAAATTAGCAGCAATTTATACTCGTTCGGAACCGGAAACTTTGTTGACGCCATTATTTATGCGGCGGAAAAGATTTCTGATTTTACGGTATTGCTATTCAACAAGTACTTGCCGATGACCGATCAGTTCATCGACAACTTCACCAGAAAATGGAGGGCGCTCACCGGCTGGTTCTCCGACGGGCTCGAGCGCTTCAGAAACGGTCTGAGGCGATTCTCCGAGGCATCGCGCGAAGTGAACAAGTTCCTCGGCTCTGTGCTCGGTGGAATCGGACGCGGACTACGCGACAACTTCATCGACTTGGCCGACTGGGTCGTGAAAAACTCGGACAAGTTCCAGAAATTTGGCCGCGACCTTGGTGACGCCTTCTACGACGTCCTCAGGGTTTTCCAAAAGATCAGGATGGCTTTCCTCGAAGCTTCGCCGGCAATCATGACTGTCGTTAACGCATTCATGTCATTCGCCAGCGTGTTGGGGACCGTGGTCCAACTTCTCGGCCAAATGCTCGGTTTCCTCGGTGCGCTTGGCGGACCCGGATCAATGATTGGTGGGGTGGCAGGCTTAGGGGGCACGCTCGCCTTAATGTCCGGGTTCTCGATGATTCGAGGCAGAGGAATTGGTGTCGGCGGTAGGGCCCTCAAGGCTGGCGGCAGGGGTGTAAAAGGTGTCGGTCGGGCCATGGGGCTGAAGGGTGGCGGAGCAGCCCTCGCAACGATGGGCCTTTACAGTTTGTTTGATCGTGGCGTTAATCAGGAGGGGCCAAGCTACGCGTCATTGGGAAGTTCGGTTTCGAAAAGCCTCCGCAACGCCTCTCTGGCAGGAATCCTTCCCACTCTGTTCTATACGGGTTCAAACATGGCTGGCAACGCTGCCGCCAGCATGGGATTGGGAGCAATCCCGGCTCCTTCAGCGCAGGGCCCGACGTCGTCGCTGAAGGGATTTAGGGGCAAAGGACTCAAAGGGATGAAGGGGGGCGTCAAGCGTGGAATAACACAAGGCATCAATCAGGCTGCCGGAAAAGCCATGCTGGGACTGACGGCAGCGACCGCAGTCGCATCGCTTGGCATGACCCTCACCGGCGAAATGACCAACGCGATCGCCAGAAACAAAAACATTTCCAACAATGGAAAATTGGGAATGTCTGCCGGAACTCTTTCGACTGTTACCGGTGCTTTAGGAGGAGCGGCAACGGGGGCTGCCACTGGTGCGCTTATCGGCTCGATGGTGTTCCCCGGCCTCGGCACTGCCGTCGGCGCCGGCATCGGCGCTGTGCTCGGTTTGGTCAGCGGCGGAGTCATGGGATTCCTGAACGCGAGAGAAGCACGAAACGACGCCAAGAAGTCAGGGCGAAGCTTTGCGAACGCCTACGCGGATGGGGTGGAAGACATTCTTCGTTCAGGCGGACTTGCCCAAGCGAAGCAGGCCATGCACGATTTCGATCGAACTCTCCGCGAATTTGCAGACAACTCTGCGTACTCGGAAATTACGCATGAGGAGGCGCAGAAAGCGTTCGATGAGCGTGCTGAGAGAACACAACGGCACATTGATGTGATGACAGCCAATGTCGACGACCTCGGCCGCATCACCGGGCTCGCTGATCGCGAAATTATCGATCTTGCCAGATCGCTGGAAATTGACCTGACCGGCAACATGATGGATCTGCAAACGCAGCTCGAAGTCACCGGCGTCGCTGTCCAACGGTTCGGAGACGCGTTCAACGAGGCGTTCAACTCCGTTATGGCTGAAGCAATTTCGCAGATTGACACAGCGTTGCAGATCGTGTCCGCTCCCGCCGTGGTCAACGAGGCAGCAGTAGCGTTCCGAGAAGTCGCACTTTCCGAAGCTGGCGCAACGGTCCAAGATGCCGCGGAACTGTTAAGAATTGTCGGCGAGCAGACGATGATGCTGTCTGGCGGTGACCCGCTAGCCGCCTACAGGTCGATCATCGAAAACATTGGTAGCGCCGCAATGCCGGGACGCCAGTTCACCACCGAAGGTGGCGTTCTGTACGGCCTCGAAAACGAGTTCTTCTCTCCGGCCATGGCGCCAATCTTGTCGGCGTTTACCGATACTGCTCGTGGCGGCCTACAGGACCTTGTCACTCAGAACATTCTTCAGGATTTCGCGTCACGCGATATGACTGCTTCGAAAGAGGCGGTGGACGCGGCTTTGAGCCGCATGTCGCAGGACAACCTTATTGCTTTGGCTGAGACATATCAGGCTGGCGGAACTCTTGTTCCTACAGACATCGACGCCATGATTGGTCGATCCCGGTTTATGAGCACCGAGGATCGCGAGAACGCGGTAACCAATTTCTTGAACACAGCGTTCGAGGAGGCGACTGGTTCAACAATTGAGTTGGCGATGTCGGAGTCCGCAAAGACTAGGGAAAAATTGGCTGGAGCCGTCAAGGGTGGAATTATTGAGGGTCTAGGATTAAAAATGGACCCGCTCAAAGAAGCTATTGACCTTTTCAATCGCAATATTGGGTACCTTGTTACGGCTGTCGGCGGAGTAATGCCGGACACCAGCTCGGGCCCCAATTACGATCGGGGAGGCGACACGTTCTCGCCGCGTCGCAACCTTGTCGACACCATGAGCCGTCACCGGGCACTGGACGGCATGGTAAGCGGAAGCCGCAGCCTCACCTCCAGCATGAGGAACTTCAACCTTGGATCCGGCATGTCCGACCATGCTGCTGGACGTGCCTACGACCTCGTCGGACAAAACCTCGGCCTGTATGCCACGATGGTCAACAACAGTGGAGGCTACGCCGCGTTCCACGGTGCCGGAGGAAACCGCCATCTGCACGTCGTCCCCGGATCCGGTGCGATCGGTGACACCGCAGTGCCACGCATGAAACCGGTCATGGCCGGGGGCGGATCATCGAGCGTCAGCCAAGACTCGATCACCGTCAACGTGTACGCCTCCGACGGCATGGACGAAACCGCTCTCGCCAACCGTGTCGTCGAAAAAATTCGCACAATTCAACGCAACCAGTCTGAAAGGTACTGATCATGGCTGACCGCGTTTCCTCACTCCGCCGCATCCGTGTGAGTCCGACGCGTTGGCGTCGCTCGGTTGGCGCCACGTCGTCACGGTCCACGTCAACAACGTCCGCGCTACCGGATTACACCCAGATGGAAGCTGTGCGGATCAGGCAAACCGATCCAGAGCTCGTCTTCCAGTTCCCGTTCCCGCCAGAGCAGATTTCGTATTCAGAGATGGCGCCCGAGATGGTGGCTATCGATCGGCCCGGCCGCAAACCTCTGGTGTTGTTCGGCAAGCCGAAAGCGAAAAGAATCACACTGTCGTTCATGGTTGCCGTACCGAACGACGGAATGTTCATCGACGTCGAGGACGCGCTGGAAACGTTGCAAGAAATTGCTGCGTCGACTCGACCCGTCGTGTTCACAAATACAGACGGTTTTCTTGGTTCGCCGGGTTCGTACACGGGTGGCGAGTTGGCGTTCTGGACGATCATGGATTTGACGTTCGACTCCGTTCGTCGCAACTCTGGCCAGAGAATCACGCAGGCCAGCTGCAACATGTCGCTTATCGAGAACGTGAACCCGCTGTTAGAAGTGGTTCAGCTCGAGCCGATCGTGTACACAGAAATCGCTCCTTTCCGAAACCCGGAGAATGAAGAAGAGGAAGCCGAGTCGTTCTTAGACTTCACCGACGTCGCTATCCGTGACGGCGATGTGATCGACTGGACGAAGTTGCCCGGGATCTGATTTATTATGGCTAACTTCGATGTTGTCACATCCGACATTTTGCGCATCTCCGGCACAAACCCGGCGAATCAGCAGAAGATCGCGTCCCTAGTGACACGCTGCGACGTGTCGTTGACGATGGACGGCGCATCTGAAGTTAGCTTCGAAGTTATTGACCCGAGCTTTCAGTACGCGGAAGCCAACACATGGCAGATCCGTCGGGATGTGTTTTTCCGCGACCGTTCATTTGAGATCGCCGCTCAAGAGGTTCAGGCCAGCATGGGCTACGACCCGGCGATCAGTTTGCAGTGCCGAAATAAAAACGTTCAGCTGATGAAACGTGACAAAGAGCCGGAAGCGTATACGCGAATCTCGGGAACGGCGTTCGCTGCTCAGGTGGCAGAACGTTACGGCATGAATTTCTTCGGCGAGCAGACACCCGAACGCCAGACAATCGTCAAAGCGTCGAACGCGAGAAACGACGAGTCTGTTTGGGATGTTTTGCGGCGCGCCGCAGCTGACCAACAGTTCGTTGTTTTCGAAACTGACAACACACTGTTTTTTACGTCGA